GATGGAGTTTTGATTAACTCATCAGCAAATCCTGTTAGTTGGTGATTACCATATTGTGCATAAGCTCTTTCATCAAATGCAATCTTAAATAATCTACCACTACCTCCTGGTTCAATAGCTGAAGATACAGTAGTTACATTGTAACTTGTAAATCCACCAACAGTAACATCAATAGTAGGTTTGATTGCATAGATATCATCATAAGCTACAGCTGTATCATGGTCTAAAGCTACAAGTAAAATACCATCAATATCTCCACCATTTACAGTATCTACATTAACATTAATAATTTCAGCTAATGGATAAGCAGCAGTACCAGTAACAACTAATTTCTTTTGAATAAAATTGTGTAATGTTTGTACCATTCCAGCAGTTGCTTTAATAGACAAAGTACCATTAGTACTATTCATTACGTTAATAGAATCACCAACTGCAATTCCTGCAATAGCAGTTCCAGTTCCAGTTCCATCTAAGTTAATACCTAATGCAATAACATGTTTCTTAGCAGCAATGTTAGCCCATTGTGGTTGAAGTGTATTCAACTTAGATTGAGCATTGATTCTACCAATTAATTTAGCTAATACATAAGATTTCTTTTCAGCATCGTTAGAACCAACTAATGTAGTAGGAGTATCATAGCTAGTAATTAATTTGTCAATGTTATTACCATAATCCCTATCTTTACGAACAGAACGGAATAATACATTAACAGCATACTTTTGTGTTACTGTAGCAGTTGAAGCAACTGGAGTAGATACTCCATCAATGTAAACAGCTGAATTAGATTGTACTGGAGTTAAACTTGCAGTTACAGATTGTACTGAATGACTTGCATCAATCGTTGGAGTTTCTAAAAATGGTTTAACTTCTCCAATATGCCATCCGTAGTTCTTACTAAAATCAGCAGATGTTGGTGTACCAGCAAGTAATTTAATTGCAGGAACTTGAGATATAGTATTTGAACCTGTAACAAAAGTGTTATCAGAAACATCTAAAATACCTAACTGACCATCTGTAAGATTGATTGCATTATCTGTAAATAATGCAGAACCATCTGTAGCCAGAGTAGTACTGTTTTTTGCCACAAGAAAATATTCTTGATACGGCTTGTGAGTTCTTTTCATATTATGTTAAATTTATGAGTTTATCGGTTTGAATGTTTTTAGTATTGCCATCACTAAATCTTCTTGCTAATTCTTGTACAGCAATACTAACTATTATATCTACATATTCTTCAGGAAGGTCACAGTCTTGTTTTAATTGTAATGGAGGATTAGCTGCATTTCTATTTTCAAGACTTGGATAAGTTCCTTTACATACTTTAGATGGTTTTCTTATATAAGTTAATTCTAACTTACTAGGACTTAATTCATCTTCAGCATATAAATACAATCTATTATTCCTAATTGTTCCTATAATGTATTGAAATCTTTTGGATGTTCTTCTATGAAATGAACGTCTTGCAGTTGCTAAATCTCCGTGTTGTTCTATGTTCACATCGTAAGCTATATCACATCCATTTTCAAAAACTCTAGCACTACGATAAGACCTATAGTCTTTAGGAAATTCATAATAGAATACCTTATCATCTAATAGTGTTAACTCTTGTTTAGGAAATTCTGGATATGATACAACTAACGTGTGTAACATATCAATTCTTTGTTGAGTAACCTCAAAACCTATATTAAAATTCTTAGGATTTCTACCATGTATAAATATCTCCAAATACTCAAATATAGCAGTATTTAATACTTCATCCTTTTCAACATCAGTAAGATACTTTTGGTGATTATTAGATAACTTATTATAACCTTGTTCCAATTTGAAATGGAGAAAATCTATATTTATCGGCATTTAATTCCTTTTTGTTTTAATTCACTTAATAGTTTGTGATATACATTATCATCAGTTAAATCAGGGTCATAAGCTTCCATTTCTTGATACAACATATTCTCAATTTTTGTTTTAGATGCTCCTAAGTTATACAGATTTTCAATTCCTTTTTGACTTCTCCAAAAGTGTTTTCCTCCTGTAATATAGAAGATTCCAGTATTGATAGCTTGTTGAATCATGTAACGAATGTAAACTTTATCCTTATCTTTCAATAGTAAATCGTATTGTTCTAAGAACTGCATGATTCGTTCATCTTGAGTTCCTTTAGATACTTTACGTTGTTCCCAAATGTGATTCTTTAAAGACATTTCTACTAAAGAATCAGATGCTTCTCCAGTAACTAAATCCATAACTACAGACATTTGGTATCTAGTAAACATATCATAGTTAGCAAACAATAATCCTAACTTTGTAAGTCCATCCATAACAATATCAATCTTCTTATTAGCTTCCTTAATAGCTTCTTCTTCTTCAGCAATATAGAACTCGTGAATGTTCTCATTTACTTGATTCTTATCTAAAGCTATTTTTGGATGATTTTTAAGAAGTTGAATAGCTAATCTACCTCTTGATGTATCAGAAGAAAACACATTAGTTCCTTCTTGTAGCCATATCTTGAATTGTTCTAATTCTGATTGATTGTTAAGTCTATCAGCAATCTTTACATCATTCATGATTTGACTCATCATTGGAGTATTTGTTGTAGAAGTATAAGTTCCAGCAGACATATCATCCATTATTTCATACAACATCTGTAGTGTTATCTGTTTCTGTTTAGTTACACTATCAAAATTAGAGAACCAGTTGCTACCAAAATTAATTTGGTCTTTTGATAACTCATAGTATGGATTGTCAATCAATTCATCTAATCCTGTTAACAACTGGTTTCCATTTCTAACAAAACTAAAAGGTATAGATATTCCTTTAGACCTAGTTCTTCCCATCGAAATAGTAGTTCCATCATCACGCTTATACTCGTAAGTATGTCTTCCTTGCGCTGATGTACGTGGTACGTGAACCACGTAGATTTTTTGTCCTTTAATCATAGGCTTTAATAATTGTTTTTATTTGTTTACGATACATAACCTGGAACCCACTCAATACGACCTACCGCACTAGTATCCCAAATATTTAATGAACCACTCATTTCTCTGTAAATACTTAATGTTTTACCAAACTTGTAAGCATTAGAACCATCTTTAACAATACCATTCTTAAAGTCAATAGCGTTAGCTACAGAGAAATAGTAGTCAATATTGTCTTCCATTACCATACAAATGTTATTACCATTAGAGTTTTCAGCAGCATTTTCAGTTTGTCCAAACTCTAGGATATCAATTTGAAATGATTCTAGTGGTAAGTAAGAACCTGGTGCTTTCTCTTTGTATAATGTATCATCATCTTTAGATGGGTCATACATAATAGTTACATCAATACCCATTGGTAACTTGATACGAGTAAACTGAAATCCCCATTCTTTCTCATACTTATGTACTCCAGTAGGTTCAGCATTATCTCTTAAAGCAAATCCTGGCTCTAGTGTCTGGAATACAGATGCTTGTTGTGCAATAAGTGTTGACAAGTAACTAATAGCTCCAGTACCACCAACTAACATAGGTTTGCGATTCATAAATCCTCTCCTACGATATAGTACTTGATGTAAGAAATCATATAAGTTATTTAGTGTAAAGTTACCTCCATGTGGCATATATTGTCCATCACGAACTAACTGTCTCCAGCCTGGTGCAGTTTTCTTTACTCTCTTAGAATCTTGGTCAGTATCAATTTGTAATCTACCAAATTCACACATCATTTCTCTATCCATCTCAGTACGCTCTAACAATCTTTCTTCAGCTTTAGTAATAAACATACCTTTCTGAATAATCTCATTAGTGTTTTTATTCTTCAAACTAGCTTGATAGATATGTCCACGAGAGAATGCGTCACGATACTTTTTACCATCATGGTCATCATAAGTTCCAGTATTAGATTTACCAGACTTACTAGCTGATAATTCCATACGAATAAACCTATCTGTAAAAGATACTTCGTTAGCATATTGACCTACAACACCACGAAGTTTCATTTGACTTGAGTATTGGTCAGTACCATATTTAGTATTTTCTTCATTAGTTACACGAGTAGATACACGAGTAATTACTTGTCCAGGTTTTAACCATTCTACAGGAATCCAGCTATTAGGATTACCATCCTGAATCTTAACTTCATATCTAAATGAATGAGTTCCAAGTGGTTCTGGTCCAGATATAATCTCCAACAATGGAGCATTATCAGATGCAGTCTTTAATACTACTGGAGCTTTCAACCAATTACGGTCTAATGCAATAGCAAAAGTAGTATTACCTTTTCCAGGATTAGCATTTTCAGATACTAACAATTCAGTAACACGAAAATCTACATCAGCATCACCAATGACAGACCAAGCATACTCATTACGACCACCAGGAATTACACAATAATTACCTTGAGCCATAGTTAAATAGTTCCAACGCTTGTTAGTTAAACCTAAATTAGTTGAACTAGAAAACAAACGTGCAGTCATAACACCAAAGTCATAAGGTTGGTCATCTCTAAACAATGCACTATGAGATACACTATCGAAGAAGTTACCACCGAATCCTTTGTATTCTGTTACTTTAAGAGCGGTTTTTCTTTCCATTTTATTATTATTTTATATAAGTTCTAATTCTGATAAATCTACTTTAGGATTTCCACCTCTTGATGATTTGTTATTAGCTAGTGATGAGCTAGACCAATATTTCTCTACAGTATCTTTAACTCCTTTTACTGAAGGACTAAATGCTGATTTTTTGTATCTATCTAAGTTTATATCTTCACCATCATAATTAGCTAAGAAGTCTACTAATTTTACTAATGCTTTAGGATTCTCAAACAGATGTTCCATTCTAGTCTTAAAGTTACCACTTGTAAACTCATGAGCAATTACTTGCTTATGGTCATCTCTCCAATTAGTACTGTTTAATACTTGTCCAAAGTTTTGTACAAATACTTCTTGTTGTTGTTGTTCAACTTGTTCTTGTTGTCTAATTTGTTCAAGTTGACCATCCATTTCTTGTTGTCTAGCTTGTTCATCTTTTCTAAACTGTCTTATTGATTCTTTAGCTAATTGATTTCTATCTTTTAAGTAATCAATTCTATCTTCAATTTCTTCATCATCAAGACCTTCAGCTTTTAATGAGTTAGTAAGATAGTTCTCAGCTAAATCATTATCATTCTGTAAATCCTGTTCAGTAAATGAAGGTGGTTGATATTGCATTAAAAAACTAGCTACCTCTTCAGGAGTTACATCATCCTTGAGTGTAGCATATTCAATAATAGGTTGTAAGAAAGGTGGAAAGTTTTGTATAGCACTTACTAGTGATACTTGAGCTTGTTTATCTAAAGCTTCTTTTAATGAATCAAATGTACCATCAAACTCATGGTCGATAGTAATAAAATTATTATCCTTGTAATAATTAAAAGCTGCAACAGCATTTTCATCCGTATCAACATTATCTGATAATTCATCTTCAGAATCATCATCAGGACTAGCATCCTCATCTTCTTCAGGAATCTCATCATTGACTACTTTATCATCAATAACTTCATCCTCTTGTTCTTCAAAGTCAAAATCTAACTCTGGTAGAAAATCATCTCCTATTTCCATAAGCAAATATATTTTATGTTTATCAATTAATTTTATTTAGATGACTTAGTATTCTCTTTTTTAGAAATTCTTGCAATTCTTTCTTTAGTAGCAATATCTTTCTCTTTAATATCTAACTCTCTATCTTTTTGACTTAATCCTCTCATAGCTTTATAAGCCTCAATATGGTCTGGAACTCCATCTTTATCTTGGTTCAAATCATCAGTAAACTTATAGACATCCATAGCTTTTATTTCAGCATCTAATTGTTTAGTTAAAGTGATTTGTTCTAGCTTATTATTATGCTCTTGTTGTTTCATTTGTGCTTGAGCTTGTAATTGTTGCTCTTGCATTTGTTGTTGTACTTGTTGTTGCTGCTGCATTCTTTGTTCTTGTTCTCTAGCTGCTGCTGCAATCATCTTATGTACTTTTTCAGGACTATCACCTCTAGTCATTGCCATAACTAATTCTGATATTCTTTCAGCTCCTTCTCCAGCATTTTGTGCTAATGGTTGTATCATTTGTGTCATCATTTGACGATACCTTTCATTATAATCACCATCATGAATAAAGATTCCTAAATCTTCATGATTTAATAATTCTGGTTTTATTCTTATAGTCTTTTTCATTCCATCACTAGTAACATAGTTTAAGAATGTTTCTGTTTTTTCTGGATTGTTTTCAAAGAATCTACGATAGTAATTAGTAAACTGTGTAACATATTCATTTACTGTTTCTTTTATTACTAATTGATGTAGTCTAAAGTATTCTTCAGCCATAGTATATGACTGTGCTATAGCTTGTTGATTATCAGATACATTAGAACTTGGAGAATAAATACCTTCAGCTTGTGGTGGTACTAACATTTGCATTCCCATTTCTCTATCTATCAAATCTAACAACTGTTGCATATTAACTATCTCACCAATAGAACCAGCTTGTTCAGCTGTTACTGCTGTAGTTCTTTGATTGTTTGGTAGTCCTGATGTAGTAGCTGTTGGGTCATAGTAACTATCTCCTAGTGTACGTCTTAAGTATCTCCATACTTTTAGTTTATCAGCACCTTCGTATAATGGATTACCATTTTCATCCATAGCTAGATAATCAGGAATCTGACTAGCATCAATATTCTTTATATAACCTTCGTATTTAGCTAACTCTCTATTCTGTAAGTCTTTAACAAATGTATATTGTAATAGTGATGGTAATGCTCTTTCTACTAATGATATTGATTCAGCATTTAATCCTGAAAATATTCTACCTTTACAAGATAACTCAAAATCATAAGGATTATCAATAGATAACGGTTGATTAGGAACTTCTCTCATATCAGTAAATATATCATAACCATATCTAGTTATCTCATATCTTCTAGGTATATACATCTTTTCAGCATATACTACATTACCAAATTCATCTATCCATTCATATCTTTTAGCTTTTTGATTATATCTATTGATAATAAATGTAGTAGCTGCATCTTCAGGAATAGGATATTTACTATCTACAACTTCAGTAACTACTTCATTGTATTCATTAAACATAGTAAGAAATATAACTTCTCTATAAGCCTTAAACTCTAAATAAGTTTTCCATATTAATTGATTAGCTCTATATCTTCTATCTCCAGATGTTCCTGTTGATTGTCCTATGTATCTATTGTCATGAAACCTAGATTCCATTCCTTCTTCTACACTAAGATAATTATATTGAGATTTAGCTTTACCTCCAGTAACATCCCAAGAGCTATTAGGAGTTAAATAATTAGATGAAGTATAACCTCGTAGTCTTTCAAGTACATCATCTTCTACTTTACCTTCTAATTCATCAATAGCTTCTGTAACTGTAATTGGCGTTCTATACCACCAATAATCTCCTTTCTCTATTCTTTCTTCATTACTATTCTTATGAAAACCACAATGGAGTGTATTTAATACCATTGGATGTGGTTGTCCATTCTTTTCTATAACTACCATAAAACATCTATCTACTGCAAGTACATGTTTAAATGATAATGACTTTAATGACTTAATATCAAACTTTACTTTAAAGTATTCTACAACATCATTATAGAATATTTCCATTTCACTCTTAAAATTCTTTACATCTATATCTTCAGGTTTAGGCATAGTACGCATAGATTCTTCAATCTGTTCTGCATTAGCACCTCCAGCTTCCAGTTGTGCTTGAAATATCATTAACTCTTGATTGATTGCTGCTTCTAATACTTTCTTGAGTTCTTCATCTTTTGCAGCATTATCTCTATCAGATAATAATAATACATCAAAGTTATCACCTCTTTTAAGCATTTGCCCAACGAGATACATAAACTTAGGATATAATCTATTATAGATAACTATCTCTCTATCTTGTTCAAATGGCAACTTGAACATATCTCCTTCAGGATTACATAACTCATATAATTGTCTGAACAATACACTACCATCATTATTAAGAATAGCATAGATAAGTCTATACTTCTCATAAGATTCCATATTGGTATTATTAAAAGGTACGATAGTATTCATTACGCTTTTATACCAATCTTCTGATTTATTTTTTTCTCTTAAGTTGAATACCGCTTCCATCTATTATTTATATGATTACGTATTGTCTGCAATGCTACAGTTTTCGATTTATTCATCATTCTATGATTCTGTTCACCGATAGCTAATGTTATTCCTAACAACGCTGAAACACCATCAAAGTTTCCCTTTAGTGTATAACTCTTTATTTGCCTAACGGTAAATATACATGGTATTCTTTCTAAGTTAGAATACTCTATCCCATTAATTTCTTTTTTTTCTAAAAGCCAATCTCTTAAAGCATCTATTAATGATATCTTTGCTAGACTATTTCCTACTATATATCCAGTTTGACTTACAGTTCTTGAATAGATAAATTGACCTTGTTCAAATTGTGGTCTAAGACATAATAAATCAGCTTTCTTTTTCTTTAGAAAATAAGCTCTAAGTCTATCTCCTCTATTAGCTTCATACCATAAGTTTCTAACTGGATTACCATATAATGCTATTCCCATCTCTAGTATCTCATTATATCTATCTATACCATCTAAGTTTTTACCTATGTATGTAGCTGCTATATCATTTCCTGGAAGTCCATATACTTCATACTTAGGATTAACAATATAATATGCAGCACCTAATGAACCACCTTTATCCATCTCATCTGATATATATGGGTCGTGTAGTACAATAATAGCATCATTAGGAATAACACCATTTATCTTTAATTTATCAGGACTTATATACATCATAAATTCACCACCTAATTCATCTCCAGCTTTAATTGGAAAGTCATAAATTGGTTTACCATTTGTTTTAATCTGATAATTAACTCCATATTGTGCAGCACTATCCCAATATAATTCTATAGCTGAACCTAATGTTTGATAAACATTATCATGTATTAATGCTCTTTCTCTTTCTTCAGCTTCTTTTATAGGCATTAATGAACCACCTTCTGATAACCACATATCTGTGATTTTTAATGGATAGTTCATTCTTTGTCTTATTAATACTTTAGGGTCTGTAGATTTAGATGCTTTCTTTTCTTCTTGTTGATAGAATGCTATAGCTTTAGGTATATCTGTATTACCATTTATATCTTTAAATCTCTTATCTGTAATGTATGCTGGTAAAAATAAACATTGGTCTTGTTCTCCATATCTAAACTTTAAGCAATTATAATCTTCAGGATGTGTGAATATCTTCATAGCATCATGTAGAGTTTCTATATTACCTGAAGTTCCAATTCCCCATTGTACACCAAACTGTTCACCATCTGTTTTAACTACTGCTGTATTTGATAACCATGCTTCTATGAATAATTCCATTAATCCTATCTCCTCATATACTATAAGATTTCTTCTACCACCAGCTCCTGATTGTCCACCATCTCTTTTATTAGTAGAATATACATTATGATATAGTGTAGAACCAGTTCCTATTTCTTTCCATTCATTCTTAATCTTTACTGGAGTAGTATTACGCCACGGATTATCTTTGTTATTAGCACTAATATGTCCAGTCATTCTTTTCCAAAATGGACATGGTTCATATTCATCATCTCCAGGTTTACCCCATACTCCAAACTCA